GACATCGGGCCGCCGGACATCGGGCCGGTGACATCGGGCCGCCGGACATCGGGCCGGTGACATCGGGCCGCCGGACATCGGGCCGGTGACATCGGGCCGCCGGATGTCGGGCCGGTGACATCGGGCCGCCGGATGTCGGGCCAGGCGACATCTGGCCGGGAGATGTCGGGCCGCCGGATGTCGGGCCGCCGGATGTCGGGCCGGGCGACATCTGGCCGGGAGATGTCGGGCCGCCGGATGTCGGGCCGGGGCGACATCTGCAGGGCAGATCGGGCCGCCGGATGTCGGGCCGGGGAACATCGGCAGGGCAGACGTCGACGCGCTGCCGACGTCAAAATGATGCGGGACGTGGTCAAAAAGGTGCTCTCTGGTCTATCTGGTGGTCGATTGCCGGGCAATCCTACGCTGAGATTGACCAGAGAGCACAAAAAAACCCCGCCGGGGATCGCCCGGCGGGGTTTTGACGTCGGCAGCGCGTCGACTAGTCGTCGGCAGGTTCCCATTCCACCGGATCCGATGCCTCTCGCACCTCGCGACGGTTCCGGATATCGGTTAGGTCCTCATTCAGCGCGGACTCTAACTGATCGAGCGCGCGGTTGAGCTGCCGGTTGATCTCGTCAACCTTCCACTTCTTAACTTTATCACCGGTCAGATTAATGCGGCCGTGAAGGATGTCGAGCAGGTCCGAAACATCCCGCGCGGCAAGGATGAAGTGCGCGCCGTCCTCTAAGGTGTACTGGTATTTCATTGCTTAGTTTCCCTGATTACGGCGCGGGCGGAATGCCCGCGCCTGATGATGTTATAACCGGATAACAGGCGCGCCGTCAATCGGCCCCGATATCGCCCGCCACATGGTGGCGCAAGATAGCGCCGGGCGGTAACTGGCGCGCAAACTTGCGCACGGCCTGGGCGTCGCTTTCATCCTGCCCGGCCTGGGCTGTCGCGTTCCAATGGATGCGACAGTTGCCAGCATCGGCATAGCACCCGCCGGGATCATCCGCGCCAGCGGCAGCGGCGCGCTTGCCTGGACCGTGCGCCGTGAACCCTATAACAAAATCACGGCCCAGGCGCGCGCATAGCGGATCGCCATTGCCGCAATCGGAACAACTGAAACCCTTGGCAAGTTCCGCCGGGCAGCGCACGACCGGAACGCCCGCCGGTGTCGCGGCATTGCGACCGCTATCGCCCCAAGCCTCCGGGCTCATAACCGCGACAGCCGGAACGCCCGCCGCGTGCGCAGCATCGGCAGCGGCTAACGTATCCGCGCTGTAATTAATAACAGTGCGACCGTCGCGCAATTCGCCCGCCCATTCGGAAAATGGAAAATGAGAATAGGTGAACGCGACGCCGCGACGCGGTACGGCATCCAGAAGCGCGGCCAGATAATCAGCGTCGACGGTCCCCGCGCCTTTGCCGGTAGGGTTTAAGGCGCACGTTGCCGGGCAGGTTCCGAAACGGTTCCCGGCACCGGCGCGGTATGTTACGGCGCATCCGGCGGTCTTTGTTGATCGACTAACGGCTACAGTTTTGAGCATGTTTAAACTCCCCTGGCGCGGCTGAATTGCGGCGCTATCTAATTTTATAGAATATTATGCGATAACCCGCAAGGGAATAATAAACCGCCAGCGCCGGGCCGTGAGGCCGTATGCGATAGCGCCGGGCGACTGGGGGCGGGCAGGAGCCGGGATGGCCCGCCCTGGCGCTGCGCAGCGGCGGCCCGGTACGTTTGAAGCGCGGCCCGCGGGACAGGGGCGGGCTTGGTTAACTCTTAAACAAAAACGCCCGCCAAGCACTAGGCCGGGCGGGCGTAAGGTGAGGCGCTGCGCAGCGCTTATGCGGCGACCTTATCCAGCAGCGCGCCCGCTTTGCGTTCTACCTGAATGCGGTCGTCTTGGTGCGGAACGTCACGCGCAATGGCGGTTATAGCCTGCGCAGCATCCCAAACGGTCTCAACCGGACGCCCTTCTTCCTCTATGTGCCGGGCGTTAGCGGCTCGCGCCATACGGGCAGACAATCCCGCACGCTTCGTTAGAAACGACAAACGGCTATCGTCGTCGTGCGCAATTTTGGCCGCCTTGGCTGCCTGGACGCCCTCAATGAATGTGGCTGTTTCGCCATGCGCAAAGCTGCGCAGCGCTGGCGCAGCCTCATGCGCGAACCGGTCCGGCGCGAACTTGGTGTGCCGAATTTTAATCTCTGAGAAGTTTTCGACGCCCCAAAGGCAACGGTTCATGCAAACGCCGCGAAGATACATGGCCGCAATACCTGCCGTTTTGCTTCCGGTCTCGCTGTTCCAGGCATAGAACCCCCGGAACATCAGGTCCGGTTCACCGTTCGGAAGCGTGCCGACCTCAATCGGGTTGCGATCATCTACCAAAAAGGCAAACACGTCGCGGTCGCTGGCGAACAACGTCGTGGTCTCCAACGTAACCGGCACGTCCGGGTCATACACGGCCATGCCGTCGCGGCTGCCGGTCATCATGCCGGGCACCTTCCAGCGCCCGCCGCTATCGTCAACCAACTGCTTGATTGGTTCTAATATTTCCCAATCGAAGATGCGGCCATAATCCGGTCCGGTTGCAGCTCGCAGCTCGCCGCCTTCTGTTTGGCTGCCGTACACCTTAACCAGTTCGCGGTTCCGGTTATAACGCAGACCCCATTGGATGCAGTCGGCGGCCAACGGTGCGGGCAGGTCCCGCAAATATCCCGCAGGAGCGCCGGACAACGAGGCAAGCTGCCCGAACGACCAATTCGTCGGGGCGTTCTGATGCTCGCCATTAGCGTCATCACGGTATTCAATAGTGATTTCGCCCGCCGTAGGGCTGCCTTCGTTAACGTCGCCCAGGACGTTCATCTTGTGAGTGTCCACGATGCGGCTAGTCATGCGGCCCGCATCGACTTTCTTAAACGCCAGCATATCGTCCAGCGACAGGAACTTTGATCGTCCGGGCGGCTGAACCACTGGCTCGATACCTGCGTGTTGCCAATGCCATGCTGGAATGCGTTCGTAACGTAAGTCATGATATTCTCCCTATGTCAGCCGTTCAAAGCAAACGGCCTATGCGGGTTCTCGCATGGGCCGTTCTGGCAGTCAACATGTTTTTTTAAAAAATTATCGTCGGCGTCGAGGCCTTCGCCTCTGCTGCACCATCCGCTCCGCACGATCCATTGTTTCTGCGCCATAGATCAGCCGTGAAATCCAATTGAACAGGAAAAACATTATTGATCCTCCATAGACGCAATGGCCAGATCGCGGGCTAGGTCCCGCATTTTGGAGACGGCCTCAAACATTTCATGCGCAATTTCCAGATCGTGCGCCCGGCTCAAATTAGGCGAGTGCCTGCCTTGGTAGTTCCTGCCGTGAAACGGGGTTCCTACCAGATATCGCAGCGCTGTCTCCATTTCTTCGGCAGCGTTAGAAATTAGCGCGCTGGACGCCGCGAAATCTTTCGCGTCGTTCCCGTTCAGGTGCGGTCTCGCACATATCGTCATGTCGTATCTCCCTTGGTTATGACGCAGCCGTTCTACGCGATTATATGAGAGCAATCAATCCTAAAATCATATCCCAATCAATTTCTTCTGATCCCAGGTACAACGGCTCAACCGCCATGCCCTCTAATTTTAGGTCGGAGGCTTTCGATCCCGGATACAAACGCACCTCTTGCGGTTTGGTTTTCGTCGCGACCTTCAGCACCAAAACCCAAACGCTGGCCTTTAACTTCGCATGTCGGTGGAGCCACGCGACCTGATGGGGCCGTAAATCGACTGCGCGGCCCGCTGTGGCCTTTAGTTCGACGAAATGGAACTTACCCTGCTCGTCGCATAGCATGACGTCTGGGACGCCCGGCAGCGCCCAAGACTCAAGACGGGTCGCCGTCAAGTTCCGGTTCGTCGTCGCCATCCCCGCTTTCATCGTCCTCCAGAACCCGCTCTCCCTGTTCGCTGCCGTCGTCGGTATCGCTCGTTCTTTCGGGAGTAATGTCGATAGTGATTTCGCCATTAGACTGTTTTAGCTCCTCTAAGGCCTTCATGACCTCGTCCTTCGACATACTGTCGATGCTGCCATGCCGGATTTCGGATTTGGAAACATAAATATCTCCCTGCGCCTGCCCTCGTCGATACTCGGCCTGGACGGCCGCAGAGTATGCCCCGTTCTGCAAAGCCACGTCCCGGATTTTTTGCAGGTCGCGCAGATGGCGCTGGTACGTCACGCCATACTTCTCGTCCAGCTCTTGGCGATAGGCTTGGATCGCTGCGCAGACGTGTGGGCTATGATCCGGGTTTGTCAGCTCATATGCACGGGTGTGTGCAGAGCCTGCCGTATATCCTGCGTTGATGGCGGCCTCGCGCAGTGTGATCTGGCCATCCTTTGCGACCAGCTCTTTTACAAACAATTCCTGCCTTCGGGTCAGCGGAGTGTTTACCGACACGCCCGGACGCCCAACCTCGCCCTGCCCAATCTTTTGCTTGTTCTTACCGCGCCACGTGATTTTGTCTGACCGTGCAGTCATTCGTATCCCCTTCTGTCGTATGCGATTGTACCCATAAACAGCCTTTATATACAATCCATTTCTGAAATCATTTTTTTTTTAAAAACCATTTACCCCCCCATTGAGGCAATTCTGCAAGTTACATAAACCCCGGTTCCGGCACTTTTTCAAAAACGACTTTGTGTGTCTACTTAACCCTATATATATAAAGGGTTTTTAGCCGAAAGTTACACGGTTACACCGGTTACGGCTATTTTGACCAAATATTTTATTTTTATTTCTGGAGAATAAATCACTATATAGGCCGAAAAAAGAAACCCCGGACCGTGGTCCGCGACCCGTCCCCAGAAGCTGGCGCTAGCTAATCTGGACCCGTGAGCCGCGATCCCCGATCCGGGGCTGTTGTTAATGCGCAGTTTTGCGCTCAGTCAGAGCTGCGCCTGCAACAAATCTGCTCCAGTACCCGTAACGGCCTCCCGCTTCAATACTTCGGGGTGGCTATCAACACTATCCAGCATCCACAAATAAGCGGCGGCATGGTCGTTGTCGCCGTGCGTTTCCTCTATGGCAGCGCGGAACTCGGCGACGGTCTTGTCTTGGAAACAGCCGGTCCAAAAACGTAATCCGACGCCACACTTATGAACGAT